CATATCCAGTTGCAGCGCTTCCAGCAACGCTGGCATTACCGCCAGCGCCGCCAAAGCCCATCAAACTGTCACCTCCACCACCACCGCCGCCAGAACCTGTGCCGCCCGCAGCAGAGCCGTTTTCAGAGCGATATGCGCCAGTTGCCGGGAAGTTTGTGGCAGCACCTCTAGTGCCTGCGGCAGATGAACCGCCAGCGCCACCAGCGCCGCCAGATTCGCCGCTTACGGCAAACGAAAAGCCAAGCAAGCCGCTTCCGCTTTGAAGGTTAATACCAGCAGAACCACCATTTCCGTTATTGCTAGCGGTGCCGCCATTGGCCGTAATTCCACCAAACCGAGTTAAGCTGCCAGCGGTTCCGGGGTCGCCGCTTGCACTACTAGCGGCTCCAGTACCGCCTGCTCCTACCGCATAAGCATATGAAGAAGCGGATAATTTGATCCATACAGACCGAGCGCCGCCACCGCCACCGCCACTACCGCCAGCGGAAGTGTTGCTGCCGCTACCACCGCCGCCGCCTCCACCAACAACGGTTACTCGAGCAAAAGATTGCGTCGTGGAAATCGGCGTAAACGTGCCGGTTCCGCTGGTGTACGTCGTGACCTTGGCCGGAGCGCCGGCACCAAACTGCGTCAAGAAGCTCATACAATCACCCATCCTTCAGTGTCGTTTACAAAGCGAAGCTGCACGCTGGCATATTTCGCATTCAGCGTCATATCTTCTGCAATAGCTTGAATTGGTTTTCCGTTGCGAGCAACCACGTTAGTCGTCAACTCATTCGCAACCGTGATCCAAATAAGATCACCAGCAGAAGGTGAGCTTGGCAGTGTGACCGTGGTTGCAGATGCATTGGTCAAAACGTAATGCGTATTCGCAGCAGCACTCTGTGTGGTGCCTGTCACCACGCTAAGTGTCGGTGTGCCAAGCAGCGTGTTCGCAATCGTGATTGAGCCGGCGCCATTGGTGACGCTAATGCCTGTTCCAGCAGTCAGCGTCGCCTTGGCGAGCGTGTTTCCGGTGGTGTTGCCGATCAGCAGTTGCCCGTTTGTGTAGCTCGTCTGACCAGTACCACCATTGGCGACAGGCAGAGTTCCGGTGACACCAGTAGAGAGCGGCAGTCCGGTGGCATTGGTCAGCGTCGCAGCAGACGGCGTGCCGATGTTCGGCGTGGTTAGCGTCGGCGATGTTGAGAGCACCACGCTGCCGGTGCCGGTGCTGCTGGTCACGCCAGTACCACCATTGGCCACTGGTAATGTCCCTGTGACGCCTGTTGTCAACGGCAGCCCGGTAGCGTTCGTCAATACGGCCGCAGATGGCGTGCCTAGGTTCGGCGTCGTCAGCGCAGGACTCGTCGCGAGCACGTTGTTGCCGCTGCCGGTGTTCGTCACGCTGACGATGTTTTTACTGGAATCGAGTGCCAGTGCTGTTGAAGCGGTCAGCGCAGACATGTTCTGCGTTCCGCCAATCTTCAGCACCTTGCCGCTGCCAACCTGCAGGCCGACAGAAGTGCCAGTGCCGTCATCCTTGAAGACGCCATCGATGACGTCAAAGTTGGTGTTCAACTTGCCGCCCCAAGTATCAGCAGAGGCGCCAACCTCTGGCTTGGTCAGCGACAAGTTGGTAGTTGTTGAATCTGCCATTCTCTATCCCTCACTGCAAAATTGCAGGGTGTACCTTGATCGTCCAGCTCTCTGTCGTGTTCGCAATCGGCGTCCACGTCTCTGCAGTATCAGATACGGCACTCCAAACTTCTGCCGTATCGGATACCGGAGACCAAGATTCCGCCGTATCTGCTACGGCCGACCAGACCTCCGATGTATCGTTCTCCGTCTCCCACTTCTTTCTGCCTGCAACCACCATGGTCGCCAGAGCAGATGCCGAGATGGTTCCAAACTGAACCCGTATTCCCGTCGCGGTCAGCGTCGATATCGCATCGAGCTGCGCTGCGCCAACTGCAATCTTGACGGCGCTTGCCGTCAAAGTGCTTACGGCTTGCAGCAATGCAGCGCCATCTCTCACCCGCACGCCTGTCACCGTGATGGTGGCGGCAGCGCTCATTGCAGAGACGCCGAATCTGACCCGCGTTCCTACCGTCGTCTGCGTGGCTGCTGCATCAAGATCAGCCGCGCCTAGCGCGATCCTTTGCCCAGATGCAGTGACACTCGCCGCTGCGTTAAGCGCGGCCTCTCCGCGCTTTTCACCCTCGGCGTACTCAAATATCCAATAACCACCCTCGACGTATAGGTTGCTCACGTCGCCTCTTATTCAGTCCACTCAACCTTGGCCGGCTCGCTCGGCGGTCTAATCACCTGATCCTGATTCTTCTCAGCCTGTTCTTTAATCTTCACAAGCAAAGGCCATGCTCCGGTTTTGGTCGGTAAGTCACCAAGCACCTGCAGGATCGCATTGATCTCTTCAACGGAAAGCTCGAGCTTGATCATGCGCCACCCCACGGCAGCGGCTTGGCGACGGTCGGCGGGTTGACGAGCATATCCAACTCACGCGCTACGTTAGCCTCAACCTCGGCCTTATCCACGCCGTTTGCCCACACCCAGACCAACACATCGGCTTCAGTTAGGTCGGGATACGCCACAAAGTCATCGCCCGGTGAGGCAAAGCCCATGCTGCCGTAGTTGCTGGCGTAAAAGTCGCCGCTGCTGGCATTGCAACGCCAGTTAGCCGTCACAACAACGTCGGTATGCGTGCCGTCTTGCGGCTTAACGATCATGCTTTCAATTTTCCAAGTTGCCATCTATTTAGCCTCCAATTCAGCGACACGCGCTGTCAGTTCTTGAATTGCTTTTACCAGAATCGGGATCAATGACTGATACGCGACGTTAAGGTGATTCGGGCCAGCCTGCACGATGCCGTCAACGTAGTCCTTGCCAACCAGTACCGCTTGCAGTTCTTGCGCGATAAAGCCGGTCTGTACGTTCTGATCCTTGGAATAGTCAGGCTTGTATTTGAACGTGACAGGGCGCAGTTGCGATATCACGTTAAGCCCGTCGTTAAGCGTCGTAATGTCGTCTTTCAGCCGCGCATCAGAACCGTTGACGTATGCGCCAGCACCCCATACGCCTGTGCCGTTGCATTGAAGGTTATATGCGCCTTGGTCGGTTGTCCCAGCAATGTAAACCTCGCCGCCATTGGTGATGGTCATCCGCGTCGTATCGTTAGTGCACAAATCCAATTTGTGATTGGATCGTGAACCGACTGACATGACGGCGCTTGCCTGATTGACAAGCACTTCCATGATATATGAGCCGCTAACCCACAGTTGCGATGCGTATGCTGAACTGCTGGGTGCAGTGATATTTAGGTTTCTTCCGCCAAAATCGGTGGGAGCGGTTGTACCAATACCGACGTTGCCGTTGTTGTGCAGAAACATTAAGTCCCGGCGCGTCGTACTACTTAGACGTTGTGTAAATAAAATTCCGGTATTCGCATAACTTGCTGGATCAAGTGTGTCCCAGATGTCAACTTCAGCCTGACCGTTTGTAATGTTGGTGCCAAATGCTACAGCGTTTTGGGCAGGTGTATTTTGCCCACCCGAGTTATACCCACCAATGTTTACGTAGTCGCCAGTTTGATAAAGGCTTCCAGCAACTTGAAGTTTGTTACTTGGCGAAGCCGTCCCAATACCGACGTTGCCGCCGTTAGGCTGCAAGACAAGATCATAGTTAGTGGCAAGGTTCGTGACGTTGACGCCCTGCATCCACACCTGACCGGCTGCGTAAGTTCCAACGTCAAGCGCAGCAGCGCCGCTAGAACCAATACGCGCAATGCCGTAGGTCTGGGTTGTGCCAGATGTTGCCGGGTTTCCACCACCGCCTTTGCCAATTTGCAGCGGGATTGTTGGAGGCGCTACATTGATACCGACGTTGCCCGCGAAGTAATTGTCAGCCGTACCCGCCATATATACGTTATAGCGGTTGGAACCAGACGCTATGTCTCCATAAAAGCCGTAATTATTAGTTGCTGTATTAAGGCCAGAACCAGCAAGAAACCCGAATTGATTTGTAACGGTTGAACCAGCGCCAACATTTACGTTACTTGCTTGAAAATGAATGGCGTTGCTTAAAGTAAACGACGCTGCCGTTGTTAAAGAGGTGTAAAACCCTCTTGCGGTACTTGTAATAGAAGTGGGAATTGTTCCAGTAGCACCAAACGCAGTTGAGGTTGCGTTACCACCAAGGATAGGGAAATCGCCCAAAGCATGAACGCGAATGTTTCCTTGAGCCGTTCCGCCAAAGCCGGTATTTCCCGACGTATCTATCCTGACCCTCTCGCTGCCTCCGGTGTAGAAGGTCATCGGGAGGTAGGACGCGGTTCCAAGAATGCTGCTGCTTATTCTTGTGTCCGTTCCACCATTTAATACAAGACTAGCGGTAGAAGTATCGGCTGCTGTTGACCCACCATAGGCTAAAAATCCAGTTGTGACTGACGTTCCATTTGGCAAAGCACCGACAATCGTCGGCAAGTTCGCGCCGCTATTTTGAAACAGCAGACGATTTGTATGGGTTGAATTAGCCATGTCGCCCGTGATGCGCTGGGCGGTGCTGGAGAACGTGAGGTTGCCGCCGGAGATAGTCGCGCCGCTAGAAGCCGAGAGCGTCGTGAACGCGCCTGTGGTGGCCGTAGATGCGCCAACAGTCGTGCCGTTGATGCTGCCGCCTGTGATAGCGACGCTGTTGGCGTTCTGCGTGGACATCGTGCCGAGGCCGCTGACAGCGGTGTTGGCAATCGCGATGTTGGTATTCGATGCTGCGGTTAGTCGTCCCTGCGCATCGACCGTAAATGTACCGACAGCAGACGCGCTGCCGTAGCTGCCAGCAGCAACGGCGGTATTAGCAAGCGAGATCGTTCTGTTGGCGGACAAGTCTCCGCCACCGGTCAGGCCGGTTCCGGCCGTGATCGTGGTGCTCTCCTCAACCTTGTCGTTGTTGAGGTTGTTAAAGTTCGCGTCAACCTCGTTATGGGTTAGCGGCGAACCTTTACCTGCTCGAGTGACAATCGTAGCCATTCAGTTCTCTTAGGCCAGAGTGATGTCGAGGTCGCCATTCTCCACGCGGAAGACGTCGCCAGAGGCAATCGCCTTCGATGCTGTGAGCGCACCATGCGCCAACAGGTTGCCGCTCGTTAGATTGTCCAAGATGCCGACGTGCGTGATCGTGCCCCAGGAAGATCCTGCCACCGGGAACTCAACCGCAGCATTATTGCTCGCCGTATCGTTGACCACCGTGAAGGTGATCGTCTGGCGCGCATACGAGGTGCCGGAGCACTCGGTGCCAGTGTTGCCATCGCCGGGGTCAGAGGTGTAAAGCGCAAGGTAGAGCGTGCTCGGTGCGGTGTATGCAGTTCCACCGAAAACGTGCAGCAGTACCTTGTTCTCGAGATAGTTTGAAAATGCACTCACGGTATCACCCTCGTCGGCTTGACGGTCATTGCCAAGCGTCCGCCACTGAATGACGCACGCTGGTCTTGTACGATCATCTCCTCAATCGCCTTCTCGTACAGGCCGCCCCAGACTGCGATGCGTTCATCGTCTCGCAGATAAGGCGCCGCCTGCAGCAGCGAGCCATAGAGGTACACGTCAGGGTATTGCGTCAGCAGCCAGTTGGATGCCACAGCCCCTGAGAGCTTCTCGAGCTTGGCCACATACGTCAGCTCACCGGTGTAGCCGGTGTCTGGCGCAGGCAGCACCTCGATCTGACCACCGACAAACGCAAAATAGGTCGGCTTGCCAGTCGTCGTGTACAGCGTTTTCTTCGCATCCACCTCATCCTGCGTGAGCTGGATCAACTGCTGCACCGGTGCGGTCGAGGTCAGGATGAAAGACTTGGCCGATACAAAGTCAGCCGGCACTGCGAAGAACGGCGTGTCCACCGTCGCAGTCGCGCGCTTGACCAACTTCTGAATCGGCAGGCGACGCTCGATCTGCGCCTCTGCCAGTGAGATGAAGTCTGGAATCACCGCGGTCAAATCGTCGCGGTTCAGCCAGTCGGCGATGGACGTCTTCAAATTGGTATAGGTATCAAGCGCCATTCTGCTCGTCCTTTACTGCCCATGCACCCTGAAGCGAATACTCAAAGGTGCCGATGTGCTTCACCTCTTGCGAGAGCGCGTGATCGACCAGGATTTCATACCCAGCCTCGCGCGCCTTGCGACAGAAGAACACATCCTCACCAATATAGTGGCCGCCGGTCGTGCTGTATGGAATCGCGAACCAAGGTTGTTCGACCTTCTCGAACACCTCGCGCTTGACCATCATCACGCCCATGCCGACGTAGTCCACCGGCTGCAGCCCCTCTTGCCCCGGCTCGGTATACACCCGGCCGATGCCCTTATCCCCGCCATCCATCATGGCTACCGGCTTGATCGGCATCCGTCGCGTGGCGTAGTTCGCCGCGACGATGTCCTTATCAAGCGACATCATGTAGCCAATCGTCTCCTTCGGGAACCGCATGTCGGAGTCTAGCCACAGGAGAAAGTCAACCTTCTCCTCTAGCGCCTGCCGCGCAAGTTCCATTCTCTGTGATGCGATCAGAGTTCCGTGGCTTGTGAAGAGCACCACGCGGTCGTCTGTTGTCGCTGTATGAAAAGACATCGCACGCGCTAAGTCGTAAGCGAACGATGTCATGACCGTGTCCCGTGCTGGGACTAAAATGGCAACGGAGCGACTCATATGCGCCCCGCCCGAGTTCTAAATAGTTTGTTATCTGGGTCGTTGAGCCAGCGCTTCATGGCTGCCGGGTCGTCAACAATGCCCTGCTGCTTCAGTCGGTAGAACAGGGCCATCGGGATCGATGCTACCTTGCTCCACTCACCCCACCTCGCCCGTTCGTCGGTCGAGTTGTACTGCTGCTTGTTCTTCTCAATGATGTCGCCGACTTCGAAGACCGTCTCGATCTTCGCTTCATCCTTGTCGGCGTCATAGTGCCACCACTTGGTGGTACCGGTTAACGGGTCATAGTCAAATAATTTCTTGGACATGCGTCCTCGAGGATAGTGGGCGGAGGCATATCCCTCCGCCCACTATTTTGACCATTATTAGGTCGTGGTCAAGTCCGCAGCCAAACCATGGGCAGCTTCGGTGTTGACCTTGAGGCCCCACTCGACAACGATCATGCGCTTCTCGGCGTCGCCGGTCTTCGCAAGCTCAATCGTCTGGAAGGGACGCAGGTAGCACACGCTGGCGTACTCAGGATCGAGCACGAAAGCGTCACGCTCACGCTGGAAGCGGTTCGGAACCACCGAGACGGCACCGAAGTCGCTCACATAGACGTCAGCGGCACCGATGATCACGCCCGGCTTGTTGCCGGTCACTTCTCGGCGGATCTCCGCGATACCAGCAAAGGCCGATACGCGCTGCTTGTTGACCGGGCCAACCATCAGCACCTTCGGCGTACCACCGGCCGTCCACACCTTCTGGATCACGCTCTTGAGGATCGCTTCCGTGAAGGTGCGCTGGTCGGCAGCGAGCGAGTCCGTGCGGGTCGCGTTCGGCTGCGTGGTGTAAGACGGGTCAGCACCGCCCGTGCCCTTGTCCGTGTTCGTCTTCAAGAAGGCGAGCAGCGAACCGGTCTTGCGGATAGCAGTCGAGACGCCAGCCGAGCCACCCGAGGCAGCTTGGTTGGTGAGCATGATGCTCTCCATGTCGCGCTTCAACTCAGCCGAGCGCTTCGCGAGCTGGTAGGCCAACTCCGAGCGACGGCCAGCCTTGTCCACCGACTCGAGCGTGCCCGAGAGGATGAGCGTCTTGCGGCTGACCTGCGTGTAGTTGCCCAAGCGAACCGTGGCGGCAGTCGAATCGTAGGACGACACGTCGTCACCTTCGATCTGCGCGTTGGTCGTGGAGGCAGCAGCGAGCGAGTCCGTCTGCCACTCGAAGAACGTGTTCTTGACGCTCTCGCGGCCGATGTTCGACATGAACGGGGTCTCTTCCGGCGAGATGTTGTAGATCACATTCGAAAGAGACTCACGGATACCCTTCGCATTGAAGGTATCAAAAGTATTGCTAGTCTGAGACATTGTCCTTTACCTCAATCCAAAAATTGTTCGAACACTGCGGCTGCATCTCTGGTGCTGCCGCTCCGTTGTAACTTGGAAAGAGCGTCGCGAGACTTCACAGACTTGGTCGTTACCGGAACAGAGACGCCTGCCTTCATCGGCTTCGCCTTCTGCTGGATCTTCGGCCGGAGATTCTGCTGACGACTCATAACCTCGTCATACAGCATCGCCTTGCGAAGAGCCAAAACGGCTCGAGCGTCGTACAGATCGGAAATCTCATCGGTCGTAAAACCGAGTTTCTCCGTCGCGTAGCTGACGATCTTCGCCTTCTCTGCGCGTGCCTTAGTGGCATCGCGCCATTCTGGTAACTGCTCGAGGAGCTTGGCGCGTTCGGAATCTAATGTCCTCTCCGCTTCCTGTTGCTCCTCTAGTGCCTGCTTCTCGGCCAGAGCACGGCGTTGGTTTTCGACCCAAGCCTGCTGCTCCTGCCGAGTGCGCACCAGCTCACGCTGCCGTACCCATTCGACGGGATTCTCTTGGTAGAGCCTGTCCCAGTCGATCTCCGGCGGCTGTGCTGCCTTTAGCTGCGCCTCCAGCACCTGCAATGTCTGTGCGTATCGCTGCCGCTCTTCCCGCGCTTGTGCTGCCTCTGCTTCGGCGTTCTTTCGTGCCTCGGCGATGGCCTGCGTTTTGCGCGTGTAATCTGCGGTGCGTGAGTAGCCTTTTAGCAGCTCATCGAGCGGCACTTCGACTTCTTCCCCGTCAACCTTGACGCGGAATGTCTGCGCTGCTGTCGGAGCCTCATCGGCATCCTCATCGCCTTCTGGTTCCTCGACAGCCTCAACGTCAGCCTCATCGGCTGATGCTTCAACTGCCTCCTCACCCTCGTCCGTTGCTTCGGTTTCAAGCTGCTCGTTTTCGCCTTCTTCAGCGGCGAGCATCTGCTCGAAAACATCCTGCGTGGACTGTATTGTTCCGGGGGGTGTACCCGTGCCGGTTTCACTCATAACTCTATTTTGCGGGATACAAGACTATCTGCGCCCTGCTATCCGATCAATTTCTCGGCGTGCGACGACGCCATTCTCGAGCACGATTCGCAGGTGGTTGCGCACCTGATCCAGTACCTGCGTCGCAAGCCACAATCGCTCGCGCTCTTCAATGTCTGGTAGCTTGCTGGTGCGCCACGCTGCGAGGTATTCCCGCTCCATCGAATCGAGTGTTTCGTTCAGCAGCGGGTTGTTGATCAACTCCTCTGCCTGCATGGCGCGCTGCACGTCAATGTGCGGGTTGCGGTCACTCAAGCGAGAAGCCCTCGCTTCGGCTTACCCTTCATCGCCTTCTTCAAGAACTTGCCGCCCTTGTCTTCTTGGTTGAATTCCTTGGCCACCTTCATCGGCACGCCGACCTTCTTGGCGAACTCTTTGGAGTGCGCAGCGGCGGCCATCAGACGGGCTTGTTTGGCGGATTTACTAGGCATGATCAGTCCTCTAAAAGTCCGGTCTTACCGCGCTGCTTTTTCGGCGTTGCGGCAGTAACGTCAAGTCTCTTGTTTACTATATCAGTCAGTCGCTTTTCCAAGGCCTCGCTTCTGCGAATGTTGCCCGGAGAGAATGATGGCGGATTGGCCTCAAGAGCTGCCAGCCTTTGTCCGTATCCAGCCTGCTCGAGCAAAGATCGATATTTCGGATCTTTTGTCAGCAGTGTCGCAAAATCGGCCACGCCTCGAATCTTGTCCTCGTTGATGACGCCGCTTGCGACCAGATCGCTGATGGTGACATCTTGTCCGCTCTTGAGTAATCGCTGGCGCTCTTCAACCGCTGGCTTAACGTAAGACCAAACTGTTTCTTGCACTTCTGCAGGAGTCCACTTCCTTCCGGTTGCCTCCTCAAGCACCTTTGCCGCCTGTCTAGCATTGACGTTGGCGGCATAATATCCAGGACCCTTCATGCCGAGCTTTTCTCCGCTTGCAGCCTTTCTCGCGGCTCCAGCAAACAGATCCTGCATGATTCCGTATGCGTTGGCCATCCATGTATCGTTGGTGACTTCCGCCATGTCTCCGAGCAGATTTCTCATGAACGAGTCAACCTTTGGCCCTGACAGGATCAAAGATTCTGGATCTGCTGTGGCCAATGATCTGACGCTGTTGTTTGTCCATGCATCAAGAACAGATACACGTCGAACCAAGTCAGCGTTCTCTGGAGATGCGTCAGAGAATGCCTGAATTCGTTTCAGAAGCGCTGACTTTGACTTTGACTTGATGCCAAGTCTACTTCCGAGCGACTCCAGCTGAGACGCGCTTCTTTCCGCAAGAGGAGACTGCTGTACGCTGTCGCCCATGATCTTAATAATTGAATCTCGATCAGTCGGGCGGCCAGATGCGTTCCAATTTTTCCATACACTCAGTGCGTTTTGCAGGTTTGACTCAACACTGGTTTGAGGAGAAAGCGAAGAGAGCAACGCAGTAAACCGCGGCGCGTCATCTCCGAATACCGTTTTGATTGCGTCGCCGCTTGTCGAGTACCACCCAAGCTTGGCGCGACCGGCATAAGCCATTGCTGCCGTATCCTCTGGGTTCATGGTCTTGTACGTCTCGAGAAGGCCGCCAGTTTTTTCGGCGCTCTTCGGCGTAATCTCTTGGAATTCTTTTTCGGTTAAGAACTCGCGCAGCGTTCCATAAAGCTGCGGGTTTGACTGACGTAAAGCTTCCGCCTCTTGCTCGGTCAATCGAACCATCTGGCCGCCGGGGCCGCGAAACATGCGCATCGGATTCAAAAACGAAGGCAGGTATTCGCCAGCAGCCTGCGGACTCTGCAGTGCTTGTGATGCGCGCTGCATTTCTGCCTGCGCCATCTGCGTCATCATTTCACGCGGGTTTTGAGTAAAGGCCTTGCCTGTCTCATATGCGCCAAGAATCCCACCTCGCACAGTGCCGAGCGGGTCTTGAACAAATCTCGATCCTAGATCTGCGGCGCCGGTGGCAAGATTGCGTCCAAAGTTATAGACGCCCTGACCAAACTGAGCAACGGCCGGAGATCCAGCGATTGCTTCTTCAATCGCTTGCGATTCTGGATCTAAAAGGCCCGGCGGAATTCGCTTTCTACTTGCCATCCTTTTTATTCCTATATTTCTCGAGTAACCGCCGCCCCTTTGCGACAGCGCTGGATTTATCCCCGTAATGCCCCAACGCCTCAAGACTCAGCTTCAGTCGAGTCTTATCCCCTTGCTCGTCTGTCAGTAGTCCGGGCATCGACCCCATTCGGGTCAAGAAGCTGCCCTTACGGCGCAACTGCTCTGGCGTCTTAGGCGAACCCTTGACTGGTGCCTTGAGTGTGCCACCAGTCTCTGCCTTGTAAGACGCGCGCCCTTTGGCGTTGAGGCCGCCCTTTTTGGACTGCCCCTCGGCGCGTTGCCACGCCGGCGTCTTCACTTGCGCTTCTTCGCCGTCTTGGCAGAAGCCTTAAATGCCGATGCAGTCGGAGCGCCCTTGGCGCCCGGATTGCGCATCTTCTCGCCGCTGCCAGCCTTGATCCGCTCACGCTTGGCGTGAATGTTTGCGTATAAACCTCTCATGTCGCATCTGCTCCGCTGATGTAAACGCAGATTTTGTCTGCTGTGTCCGCCTTGACCTGAATTGTATCGCCCTCGTTCATGATGGCGAGTCCGTTCCAGTTGTAAACGCTGTTACCGTTTATCAAGAAATTGTACAAAATCGCGTTACTGATTCCAGCGGTTCCGCCAGACGGAACAACGTGGACGTAGACATTATGGTTGTTATTCGTGACAGAGCAGAGGTTGATGTCCTTAATGTAAGTGCGGGTGAATGCCGGGGCGGTGTAAATAGTGACGTAGGACGCGCTTACTATTGCGCTCCCTAATTTTTTGCCGACTATGTTTTGGTACTGTCCCATTAAATCCCACCTATCCAATACAAGACGTTGAGACTGTGCACAGAGGCGATCAGCTCTCGATTGTTGTTGTCAACTTGGTTGAAGTACAGCTTGAGCTGATTGTTCAGCAAGTGCTGGTACTGTTGCGAATACTGAGGCGGTGCGTTGTTCGGGCTTGGAGCCTTAGACTGTCTAATGTCTTCCATAGAAGTGCTTCTCGTACACTACCGTCTGGGTTTCATAGCCAAAAGTCTTTGC